ATAAGGTTTATGTCCGTTCCATTAACATTTGCCATAGCTAGTCAGTTTTCTTTTTGCGTGTTTTTTTAGCTCTAGTAGGTTCTGGAGTAGGAGGTGCTTCCTGTCCTATTTCTACCTCTAGATCTAAATCTTTATCTAATGTAACTCCTAACCCTTCAGCAACATCTTGTTCTCTTGCAATTTCAGAAACAATATCGTCATAATCTCCACCATTTGTCTGTGCTATGACTTGTGATTTAGTCATATAGCCAGCTTGTTCTGCTTCTCTATAAGCTTTTATTTCTTTTAGAGGATCAACATAATGTTGTGCTGGTGGAGTCCATCTTGGTTTGCAATATCTCATAGAGTTTGCCGAATAATCAGGAAAATCTAACTCTCCTGTTAGCACTGCAAGTTCTATCCACATTTTAAAAACTCTCAGATGAAAGTTCTTAATCATGTATTTTTGACAAAAACTCCAGTGCTGTCTGTCTTCTAATAAGCTAAGTCTTGAACTTGAATAATTAGTTTCCGAGAAATCTTTACTAATAGTTTCAAAGCTACAGCCTATACCTGTTGCAAAACGTCTTATCTTGTTTTTGACAAACATCTCATACTGCTGAGATGGATAGTCAATATCTGGTACTGTCACACTTTCGTTTGGCATTAAGTAGCGGAATTGACCAGGCTCAAATGATTGTATTCTTTGTGCATTTTGCACATCATCTCCAATCAATTCACCTTGATCGTTTTGTATAAATCCCATAACACTTGCACCAGCCCTAGCTCGTATAACAGCAGCCTCTTCATATCCCTGTAGTTGGTGCATATCATTCATCACACTATGAAACCAAGGGACACCTCTGTTTTGGCCAGGTCGTTCTGGCATAAACAAATGAATAATCTCAGAAGCATTAATAAATATATGTAATGACTGTTTGTTTGCATAATCTAAGTAATACGCATCTCCCGGATGCTTCTTTAAAATTGCATAACGAACAGGTCTACCCCAAGAGTCAACCTCAACACCATTTCTCCATTCATTACCTTTAGTCAGCGTTTTACCATCGTATTCTTCATCTAACAAATCACTCTCGATTAGTTGTAATGCAAGAGGTACTTTTGAATCACCAAACTGTTGCTTAACAATCCTAAATATTGCTTCTCCTGATTCACACAATGCACCAGCAGCTAACCACTCAAATTCGTGAAAGCTATATTTACCTGCACAATCACAACTATCTGCTTGTGTCCATTCTGACCATTTCTCCTCAATCATATTATTTATTCTTTGATCTCTTTTGCCACCTCTTTGCTGCAAGACAAGAGATTGAAACTTCATACCTGTGCCAACAATATTAATTTGTGTTGTACGCTTTGCTTGTCTAGCATAAGGATTGTTTCTTACTAATTCTCTTGATCTATCTCTTAGCTTACGCAAACTATTCCTTATTTCGGCATCGGCACTTAACTGGCTGCTCATCCAATCGGAAGTAAGCCTAGAGACTAATGCACCTTGATATGCTCTTTTTAAACTACCTAAAGCATTAGCATCTCTACCAAAACCTAATACTCTTTTTACAGCAGTTGCAATGTTAGATCTTATTCCCATTAGTATGCCTCATTAAAACGAACAAATGTAGTTCTTGGATTCCCAAGACCATTATCTATCATTTGTGCTTGTTTTTCTCTAACAAGTTCTGCTTTGTATCTGGCTTCTAACATTATTAATTCAGATAATTCATATTTCTTTGCTGATCTTGTACCAATTTTATATTCTTGTACAGCACCACCACTAATAATATTTCTTATAGCTGTTTGTATTACTGCAAGATCTTTTTCTACTTGTGTTCTGCCATCATAATTTAGTGCAGTGCCAGAATATTCTAAGGATTTTAAAACCTCAAAACTTCCTGTATAAATTGTTTGTTTTTGCGCTCCTGATTTATTTGCAACTGCTTGGTAATACCAATTACCAGCAGTAAAAGTTGCAGTTACATTACTAGCAATCTCAAACTTAAATCCATCATTATATGGAGAGCTACTTATCGTAGATCCAACTGGCCCTATGTTTGTTCTTAAATAATAAACAACCGACCAATCTGGACTGCTTATAGAGTTTCCGTAATAATCTTGACTCGCTGGAATGTTCCATTGAATAAAATCCCCTGCTCTTATAGGTGATGGAAATGTCATTTTGTTTTACCAATTAGCGACAAAATTCGTCTTTTTAGGCGAATTAGTACGTTTTAAGTCTACCTTAGTCTCCTTTAGAGGCTTTTTAGGGTTAATTTTTCTTTCAAATTGGTCAAATATAGTCCTTCGGTCATATTTTTGCAATAAACGCTGATATGCAGCCCACGCATATACCATTTCATCTAATGCTTCGTTTCTAGCATTGCTTTTTTTAACCCAAACACGTTCTTGATAGCCATTTTTATACTTTAATACCTGTTTTTCTGCTGTAAGTTCTTGAAAATAATCTGGTGTGATTGTTGGATAGAAATGTATATAACCTTTGCCAACTTCTGCATCTTTTAGCTTGTTGCTAAGAGTTGTTTTGATTACATCTACACCAACAGGGAATAATTGTACGCCTTTCTTTAATGCTTTACCTGTAAAATTAATATCTACTTTTGTAGGTTTGCCTAATGGTGGTTTTCCTTTCTGACCTACACCTTTAATACCAATCAACCCAATATGAGATCTTTCTCTTACATATTGATAAACCTCATGTGTGTAATGACCACCAGTATCAATCGCAGCACTCTCAATTTTTAGTTCTACATTATTTACATTTTTATACTTGCCAAGCAAAACTTCATCTAACTGTTTCCATACATCTGCTCTTGCTGGTGAGCCATACAAAACTTGTCGATCTACTAAAAACATTTCTTCATTTCTACCAATACCAAAAACTGACAAACTTAATCTGTCATCCTGTGTATCAATACCAGCAGTCAATAATAAAACTTCTTCTGGCGGTTTTGCTCGTTCATAAGTTGCTTCTGATGCTCTAATCATTAACGCATCTGCACCAACCTTGGCTTGATACTCATCCTCCCATGTCTCACCTAAAATTGTATTTATCCATGTTTTAAGTTGTTCGGGATCATCTTTACTTAACAAAAATTCCTCTACAAGATTCGCCCAACTTGCATTAGGGGAATATGAATATGCAGCCCAAATATGGAAACCAACGTGTTTAGATTTGCCCGGCGCAGTTGCTCTCCATTCACCACGTTCTACCATCCATCTTTTTTTATTATGTGGTATCGCTTTCGTACAAGATTCGCATTGATAGTGAACTGTATCAGGATCGTCATTCTCCCACTTAAACTGCGCCCATCTTAGATATTGCATATGACCGCAGTGCGGACATGGACAGTAATATCGCTGCTGATTCGTTTGTAAAAACATTTTTTCTATACGAGAAAAATCTTTTACAGTCGGTGTAGATCCAGATACAATTTTGCGATTCCAATAATATTCTGTTCTTCTAATACCTAGCTTTATCTGATCTCCCTCAGTACCAGCCGATGCAGGGTAGCCATCTATCTCGTCAAACAAAACTATTCTTCTGCTAACCCTTCTAAATCCTCTAGGTGAGTTAGCACCTACTAAAGATAATGTGCCACCAGGAAACTGCTTTTGTAAAAGTGTATTCTGACCATCTTTTGCTTTTGCATCACTTACAAGACCATGTAAACATTTACTGTCACGAAGCATGGGTGCGATCTCTTCTTTAGAATAACCAGTTGCATCTTCTATAGTCGGCTGCACAACCATAATCGGACATGGATCTTGGTGAATGTGATATGCAATAACGTGATTAAGAATTTTGGAATATCCAACCCTAGCCGATTTCATTATTGTTACTTGCTCTATATCAGGATTAGTTATCGCATCCATCATTCCCTTTTGATATGGCAAAGTTTTCCACCTACCACCCTCTGCTGAACTTTCTGCGGAAAGATAAGCATACTCATCTGCCCAATCACTAAGACTTAACTTCTTAGGCGGTTTAAAACTACTAAATGCTATTTCTTCTAAAGATAAAATATTGCTCATGCAACAGATAATTCTTCTAGTGCTTCTCTAACAATGTCATCTATACAACTAACTGCGTTTGTATCTAAATCAGGTAATCGTTGTTTTGCTTTTGATGATATTCCTAATAATTTTGTTCTTGCCGTAGTAATAACTTCTGTCCACTTTTGTTGAACTTCTTTCATAGGAACAAGGCTGTCTTCTTTTTGTTTACGTTCTAACTCAAGCAACTCAGCTTTTAAATGTTCTGTTCTAGCTCTACTTTCTTCGTACTCAGGTATTGAGTCAGTTGTTATAGATGATCGCTTACGTTTTGGTGTTGATGGTTGTGGATTTGTTTTCATCTGTCTAAAAGCAGACTTTTTGTTCCACTCTGCAACCATAGTGTCGCTGTTAATAACAATATTACCTTGATTATCTTCCATCGCTGTAAGGCGACCTTGCTTAATCGCCATATATACCGCTTGTATAGTCACACCCATTTTCTCTGCTGCTTCTTTTCTAGTAATA